CAGCGGAGATACCAGAAAGAGCCATCGCCTCAATAAACGGCTGCGCCTTATCCACCGAGATACCCATTGCCTCTGAAAGCTCAAGGATGCGAACTTCTGATTCCAATGCACCCTCAATCATCTCCTTGAGACCAATACCAAAGCCAACGAATGCCGCCATTGCAATGCCAACAGGACCAGGGATGTTCTTAAAGGATTCCGCTAACTTTTCGATGCCTTCTCCAACGGTAGGCATGTGCTGACCCAAGCCGACAAGCTTCTCTTTTGCTTCATCGAGTTCTTTTGTATCAGCAGAAAAGAGTAGTTCTAAAATGTTATCAGCCATCGTTTATCTCACGTTGCAGTTGTATACGGCTATTTATCCATTCGACGTCCATTCGACGAAGCAACGACAACTCCTGCTTTGATAGCTTTTCATCATTCAATGTGCACCACGCTAGGATCTCCTGGTTGGAAGTAGCGATAGGGAGACCGTTCGCTGTGTACTGGCGTGAGTGATTAAGTGCCTGAAATACCCTCCATAGCCAAAGGAAACGTCCTGGTGGTTCTGTTGGAAGGTCGAGTTCTGCTGGACGCATCGCTCCGGGTATTTGCGCTACTTTGAGTAGATGGTCGCGTTGGCTGAACCCATCTGCACCAGGAGTGTCAAGTCGTATTTTGTTTTTTTCTGCATCGATTAGGAGTTCGACGCATTCCCAAAAAAACGCTGCTTTTCCGCAATCGCTGCATCAATCTGGACACGAATCCAGTTTGCTGTCTTCATTGAAAGAAGGGCAAGCGCCTTTTCTGGTGAGAATGAATCATCCGCAAAACCAAGCTTCTCGAATACACTTTTGAATTCCGCTGACACATTGGTCCAGCCAATGATGCACGCTGATAGCACTTTGATCTTTGCTTCAAGGGAAGTGGCAATCTCGGCTGCTTCAACAGCTCCTTTCGAGCGAAGAGATTTAACAACATCAAGCTGTGCTTGATATACATCGTCGTGATCCATCCCAACCAATTCCAAAGTTAAGCCAGTTGGCTCTTTTGTTACTGGGTGTAATAGATCGTGGGAAATTGATTCTGGGAAAAGTGAAACAGACATAAAAGACCTCCATTGTTTAAGTGGAGGTATTTATTGTTGGATTGTCTTACGATTCTGTAATTACAAGGTTTGAACTTGTTGTTGGATCACGCAATGCCTTGAAAGGTAGTGTCATGACAATTGCGCCCTGACCGGCGACTGGCTTCTTAAGACCAGTGTAAAGAACGTTTGGCATGTTGAATTGAAGCGTATTTGTACCGTCTGAAAGTGTGAAATTGATTGATGTTGATGTCTGGTTCAAAAACTTATTTAACAACGTCAAGTCTTGGAACCATGCTGTGATTGTTCCGCTTACTTTTGACATTCCTGGTGTGTAGCCAATTGGCGTCTGTGCGCCGAGTACACTTAACTCTGTTGCGCCGTTATCGATGTTTAAGTCGATAGCCGTTAGGTAACCAATTGCTGATCCACCTTCCAATAGTGTTCCACCCAAGTGAGTGAATGGCACTTCGACAGTAGCTGCTGTTGGTGTTGTTGAAAGAGGTGCTGTTTCTGTTGTGTAGTTCATGCCGTTGATTGTTGCGGCAATAGTTACGACACCGTTTACAGGCACTTTGATTGAAAGCTTGTCGGCAAAACAACCCGTAGTGACAAAGCCCTTTGCAAGATCTGGATGCCATTCTTCGATGGAAATTGTGTTCCAAGTGGTACCTGTCTTCAGTACCTTTGTAGCAAACGTATTAAACATTGCTGTCTGAAGAATCGGTGCGTAGTTCAAGTGAGATAGGTTTGCTGAAAGCGAACCTGTGACCTTACGAAGTCCGGCGATTGCGAATCGTTCCATACGATCACCTTGGATAGATGTGTCTTCGTATGTGTTCTGTGCGTACTCCAAGTCGAGCTTGGTGTATGGAAGTACCAACATTGTTGGTGTTGCAGGCGTAGTGCCTGGTGTTGTCTCTGCGACGATTGCTACTCTACTTTCTGCGCCTGTTGCGAAAATTGTCATTATTATTCTCCGAAAGGGAAATTGTTCCCGTTATTTATGGTGAGCTGTCGTTACAACCCAACGTTCTTCTTTGCTACGGTTAAAATGTCTTGAGACTCAAGGATTGTTGTTGAAAGCATAAATGCGCCAGCCATGTGGGCAGTTCCAAACTCCACAAATGGCACGTAGAACTCACCCTCTTCGTTCGTTGCATCATTTTTCATATCGATTGAGTCTTTTTTGACCTCGACACTCCAGCTTTCTTGTAAAATTCCGGTCCGAACTGGTGTGCGATCTTTGACTCGTTTCAACATCTCATTGGCGAATGCTTTCTTGAGTTGACCCATCTTCTTTATGCTCAATTGAAGATTTTCGAGCCCTTTAATAGCCATTAAGGTTGCACGTAACCGAACCACTCAACTACCACCTGGCGGCAATAGAGCGATTTCATTGTCCACGCACCTTGGTTAGTGTTTGGTGATGGAGATGCGATATTGATAGTGATCGTGTCGCCGTTTGGTAATTGGAAATTCTGCCCTCGGGAAAACGCCGCTAATACCGCATCGGCAAGCAGCTGAACCGCTGTGTAGCCTTGGTTGACCTGTCCTATTACATCAATGGCATAGAGTCCATTTACACTGACGTAGCCAAGATTGCCCAATGTCTCGTTGATGGTTTTGGCTGGTACGAGTGTTGCTCGAACCATCAGTTTGGAGGTCGTGTCCGGTTGCATTTTGAAATTGCTCACCTCGTTTTCTGTGTAAAGCACGATGCTCGAAATGCCAGGGACCGTTGTTGCATTCATTACAGTTTGTAACTGGCTATCAAATGCCTGCTGTATTTGCGTGAAATTCTGTGGCATTAGCTGATGTCCAATGTGAATAGGATCGGCACGTTAGGCACTGGCATTTCCATCGCTACGGCATCGATTACTTTCTTGTATAGAACCATGTTGATAGTCCATTCCACGGTTCCACCAACCTGTGGCGTTGTCATCGTGTTAGTGGTCGCGTTGAAGAAATCAATCCCGGGAAGCATGACCATTCGAGTTGTCTCGCCGGTTACCCATGTTGGGTTCTGACGGTTGTCGATGTTCTTTGCCATGCCGTTAACGAAAACACCGACAGTCGAAATTGTCGTGTTGGTTTCTGAAAGACGGATGATGAGTGGAACTGCTCCAGCGTTAAGCAGAGTCTTCTTTGTATTTGCTTGGAGCTTGGAATAATTGATCATTACAATCCCATTCGAGCGCCATCGTTATTGCACTGTTCGAGGATTGGCCAAAGGATTAACTCGACCTTGCGGAAGCCGTCATAATGTTCAACGTCTTCGGGGATCTTCCAGTAGTCATTCTGTTGCTTTACCGAACCAACCTGTACGCTTGTCATCTTGAATAGACGGTTGTCAGTTTCGTTTGGAAATAGCGAGACACCAGAGATTTGCATATTTGCAAGTTCGCACTGCGCATCACGTAAGCACTGTGGAATGAACCCCTGTGCATACATCTTGAAATCGTTACCCATGATTGTGAAACGGGGCCATAGAAGACCTTGTGGTGATACAGGAGGGATTACTGAGATGTACTTACGACCGAAGAGCTTATCTAGAGCAAATGCAGCGACATACAACGCTGTAGCTTGAGTGTCCGAAGACGCTCCAGTAAACGATGTATAGCTCCAGTTTGTAGCGTATGTGACAGCTTGCGCTTGGCTTACGTAGGTGTTGGCGTTAGTGACGCCAGATCCATCTTCGACGATTAAAGTTACGGACATTTTGTCCCCTGAATGTTGTTGTTCTTGTATTTATGTTGGGCAAAGAAAAAGGGAGTCGGTTAGACTCCCTTAATCATTTCTAGTTGCCTAGGCAACTGTTTAGCCCAAAAGCACTCCAACGTAGTCGCTACGAAGAACCTTTGTTCCCCAAGCAATTGCTACATCGATTGTGATTTGACGGTACTGCTTGTACAACGCGATCTGGAATGACAAACCGGTTACGGGATCAGTTACGACCATAAGGTCGGAAGCTGAATCGCCACCCATTGGCATTGCTGGAAGACGTGTAGCAAGTAAGAAGCCTGACTTTTGCAAGAAGACATTCTTTTGGCTTGCTGCGGCTACAGTGATTGCAGTTTCATCAGCGATTGATTCCTGAAGACCAGGAGAGCTAATCGTGAATGAACCCGCAGCCAATGCTGAAGCAACAACGTAGCTGAAGTTACCGATAGTAACAACGTCGCCGGCAAGGATTGTTCCTGTACCTACGTCTGCTGGGATTGTTGTTGATCCTGCTGCTGTTGCACCGTTAACTACATAGCTTGCGCCTGTACCCACTGCAACACCGTTCTGACCTTGACCATTCTTGATCTGGCCTGAAGTGCGAACATCCAAACCTTCGACTGTGCCCAATGCACCTGTACGAAGAAGATCTGCTGAACCAGCTTCATTGACCTTGAACAAGGTTGACTGCTTGCCACGGATATTAGCTGCGGCTGCTGTGCCAAGGATGATTGAACGATCAAGTGCTGGTGCACCGTTGTCGTCAAGCTGCTTGACAGAGTTTGCGAAGTCTGAAAGGACTCCTGCTGTACCAAATGGAGTTGTTCCAGCTGTACCTACTGCTCGGCTTGATCCAAGAGCTGCTGCGTTAACAACATCTGCTTCGATAAGGTTGCCAAGAGTACGGAAAGACTGTTGGAACTGACGCTTTACGATACCTTGATATTCGGCACCCAAAAGCATTTGTTCTTCACCTGCCCATAGGATTGGTGCGTTCTTTGCTTTTGAGATTACCAAGTCTGCATAGCCGATTACTTGACCTGAACCGTTGGTGTTTGTAACACCTGGGCTTACGTCAACAGCTGATGCTACTGGTACGATTGGTGAGCGGATGGTCTGATTAAGACCTGCCATTTCTGCGGATGGATCCATCTGAACTGCTTGGATTGCGCCAACCAATTCACGTGGGATCACGTCCATTGCTTCATAAATTACTGGAATTAAACCAGATAGTGTGTTCGATCCTGCTGATGCTGACATTATTATTGTTCCTTCTTAAAGACGCCCCTCCTTTTGTTTGTTAGTGGGCGTTAATCAACTATTTTGACCTTCGACTTCACCTTCGCCATCTTGTCCGCTGGGGATAAGGTGTCGAAGATCGATCTACTGATCGTGTTTTTTGTACCTGCGTCGCCGGCGTTCTTCACATCGGTTGATTCAACAGTGCTTTCAAATAGGAACTTATGTTCCGATTTCAATTTTTGTACCGCTGCAACAACAGAGCTCTTATCAACTCCGGCTTCCTCATCCCACTCAACCAAAGTTGAATCAATGAGCTTTAACGCTGCGGCATATCGGTCGGAAGCTACTTTGGTCTTACCAAACTGCTCTGTTAGAGCCGTGTTGATGTCAGCCTTCTTCGCTCTTTCAAGCGATTTAGTAAGCTTGTCGTTGGATTGTTCCCACAACGTTTTATAATCTTGATCAGACTTGTCGTTTGCTGGTTTATTCTTCTTCAGGTCATCTCTTTCTTTTTCGGCTGCGCGACGAAGTGCTTTATGCTTCGCTGCTTCACCGTTAAGTGATGAAACTGTTGATTCATATTCAGCGAGTTTTGCTTTCAAACTCTCGACTGTCTCTACCGATTCTCCATCGGTACTTGCTGGTGTTTTTGTGTCTGCATCTGACATATTGACCTCCGTCAACGGTGCTTTAAGAAAGTGAGAGAACTACATCTCTCGTTGCGTTTTGTTGGAGGTATTTATGTGCGAGACGAGAAAGGTTATGGATTTCCTGTTGGATTGCTTCCCGCATTAGAATTTGAAGATCCGCCACCCGCTCCGGCTGGCTGTGCTGGTGATGTAGCTTGTTCTGTAGCCGTCATAGTTACGGCATACCCAAGCTTTTCATTGACCTCTTGGATTTCTTCGATCTTTTCCCATGCTGCATCATCATCCAACCCTTGAACCTCACGGAAATAATCAAGGACTGATGCACGACCTGCTGCAATACGGCTTGACCAGATTGATTCTTGTTGCGCGGTATCTACTGGCAATGATGGTGGAGCGAACTTCACGCGAAGCATTCCAGTTGTCAGTGTTGGGTAAAGACGTTGGCAAATGTCGTAGAAACGACGCATGCCTGCTGCCATTGAATGTGCTCTCTTGTCGCGAAGCTGAAGGTTGTCCATCTCCTCAACAATGATTTGAAATCCAGAGCTTGCTTTACCGGTACCTTCTGATCGCATTGAAACAGACCAGTCCATGGCAACACCTTTCATAAGCTGTTCCATTACATCTTCAAGCTTGTCGAGGTCGGAATTAGGTCCGTCGAACTTAACGAAAGGTTGAATCTGTGGATCACCAGTTGAGACAGTGACAACCTTGCCAAGTCCACCCATGTTGGAGTTCGTTGTGTTGACCATGTTCTGTGGATACGCTGATCCGCCTGGTGTGAATCCTTCCTCGGCGTGAGGAATGCCAAGTAATGTTTGGTTCTGCCCCTTACCAGTCGAGCCTTCTACTCGAGCGTTGGTGAATAATGT